ACAGCCATGCGGTGCTGGGTGCGGGTGCCCGCAAACGCCAGCAGGTGACCGCCCGGCTTGAGCACGCGCAGGCACTCGGCCCAAATATCGACGCTCGGCACGTCGTAGTCCCACTTTTTGCCCATGAATGACAGGCCGTAGGGCGGGTCGCATACCACGCTATCGACGGAGTTGGTGGGCAACGTTTTCAGCACATCGAGGCAGTCACCCAGGTGCAGAGTGGCGTTGCCAATCGTTTCAATTCGGCTCATTTAGCTACCTCCCACGCTTGCGCGGTGCGGGCAAGGATGCGGGTTGCTGGGCAAGCCATGTGGCCCTGCCCTGCACGATTTCCGGCGATGCCTGTTTGTGCTTTGGGCATGTGTGTTGCGGCGGGAAGAATGTCCAGCGATTGCCCATGCCGCACAGGGCTAGGCCGTGCTTTGCCATGGGGCCGGATGCCTTGGGCTGCCAGTGGGCGCAGGATTGGCAGGTGGTCATGCATTCACCGGCTCCCCCAGCACGCGCAGCGCGGCGCGGATGGTCACGTCGGAATGCACACCGAGCCCGGCGCGCACGTCATCGAGAACGCCGTGTGCCCAAGCCTTTGCCGGGGTCAGGTTGTCGCGCTGGCTCATGCTGCGGCCTTTGGTGCAAACATCGCGTCAAGGCGGCGCAGCTCTGCGACTTCATCGCCACCGGCACAGGCCACGGCGTTGGCGATTGCCAATTTCAGGCCGGTCAAGTCCTGCGAAACCTCGATGTAACCGGTCTTGATCGTCATGATCTGTTCCAGCCGGGCGGTGGCTGCGGCGCGGGCCTTGGCTGTGTACTGGCTGCTCAGGGCTTGGCTCATGCCGATAGCTGGCTGCGGGGCACGGTAGGCCTCGCGCGGCGCGTTTGCGCGGCACAGGGCCACAAACTGCGGCAGGCTTGGCGGGAACTCGGGGTGAGCCTCAATGCACTGCGCCAGCGCGGCCTTGACAGTGCCTGGGCCGAACTTGCGCAGCCCATGGCCCCAGATTTGCCGGGCACTGACGATTCCCTTGTCCCCTTGCTCGCCCACTTCGCCCGAAGCGAACTTGGACAAAAACAGGTTGCCGTAGAAGCCGTGCATGACCTTGAAAATGTTGTTCACCGCCTCTTCGGGCAGTGGCGTAGCGGCGGCCTTGATGGCTTCCGCGCTGATTTCGATGGGCTTAAACATCGATCACCTCGGGATGTTGGTTGTTGCCAAAAATGGTCGCGGCGGCGGCGCTGTATCGGCCTTGCGGCGGGGGGCGAACGGAGGTGTGAGCCCCCCCTTGCCGGTCGGCGTACCAGCCCGCGTTGAACCCTTGCCATCCGGCCTCGCAGCAGTAGGCGATGGCGGCCTCCAACGAAACACCAGCCTTCTCGGCCTCACGGCGCACCCCAGCCAGAGCGGTGTCGGTCAACGGTGCGCGCTTCTCGCGGCGCAGTCGTTGAAAGTCCTGCCATACCGGCTCCGGAACATCGTCGGGGCGGGCGGCTGTGGTGGTGGTGCTGCGCTTGCGCGGCACACCACCTTCAGGTGGTGTTGTATTAATTGGTTCTTGGTTCTTGGTTAATGGTTCATGGTTAGGTGGCGCTTTGTTCACGGCTGGTGCACGGTTCGTGTGATTTGCTTTACGCTTCGTCTCGCGCTCGTCAGCGATTCGTTTGTTTGTGATGGCCTTCTCGTGGTAGTCCAGCAGCTCTTCTTGGATGCGCGCCTGCACATATCGGCCCTCTTGCAACACAAAAAACTTGCACAGCACGAAGTCCACCGCCTCTACTTCCGCGCTTGAGCTGGCCCAAGTCCAGTCGATAGCTTCATCACGCGTGGGGAACTGTTCACGGTCGTAGCACGCGTCGATCAGTAGCGTGTACGCACCGTGCTGCAGCATGGACAGCCGTCCGGCCTTTTTGGCGTAGTCGCCTAGATTGCGCTTGTAGTAGTGCATCAGGCCACCTCGAACGAATTCGATTTCGATTTGTTTTTATAAGCCGACAGCACTGCAAGATTCCATGGCACATGCAGCCCGCATACCACCTTGGAGCAGAGTGGCACTATGTGGTCTACCTCATGCCTCTCACCCGTCTGCGCTGTAAGAGTGGCAGCGCGCTCATACACTGCTGCGATGGCGTGCCGGTCTTCCTTAGTCAGCCATCGTGGTGTTGCGCTGAGTTTCCTGGCGCGCCGCTCCCCAGCCATCTCTGCACGTCGTGGCTTCGTGAGTTTTGCCGTCCAGTGCCTGCCTTTGTTTTTCTTGTAGATCGCGATTTCCCGCTCGCATCGCGAATGCATCCAGCCTGCCGCTGTTTTCTCGAAAAATTCAATCAGCACGGTTTCAACGGCCTCGCGCTGCGCTTTGGTTTTTGCCCCAATCAGGGCGCAGACCTCTGTCGGGTCGGATGGCAAAGCCGATTCGCGCAGGTAGTACTGGTCTAGCATCCGGCGGTAGGCAAGGTCTTCCAGCGGATCAAGGTGGGCCGTGTGCGCCGTGTAGTCCCCGATGTGGAAGGGGTAGTAGTTCATGGAGATCAGGCCGCAACCTTCTTGCTAGCCTTCACAGGCCGGTTGATCTGCGAAGAGCGCACTGCAGCGGCTGCGATCTGCTCCACGGTCTTAGCCGGGTCAATCCTGATGTTGTTTGTCGTGGCGCGTGCCAGCGTGGCCTGAAAGCGCCCGGCGGTGTTCAGCGTGCGGCCTGAGCGCTGGGCAGTAGCAACGGCCTGAGCGGCTGCAAGATCAGCGAACAGCTTTGCCCGGCGCGCACGGACTTCTGGGCTGCTGCGATTTGCCCAGGCCGTGAACGGGTCGGGTGCCGCGTCCCACTGAGCCTGCAGATCGCGGTCGTCGGCTGCAATAGCCGCATTGGCCGCTGTGATAGCGTTCGCCGCGCTGGTGGTTATAGTGGGGCTGGTCATTGCTCGATCACCTCGATTTTTGCGCTTGCCACGGCGAACACGATAAGCCAAAGGGTAAGGCGGGCCATCAGTCGGCCACCTGCATGACAGAAACGAGCTGGCCGATGGCGTGGAGCATGTCCTCTTCGGAAATGTCCAGCACGGGGAATGTGTTGCGGCGCTCGAAGGCGCGGAAGCGGGCGATTGTGCCCAGGATGGGGATGTCAATCATGAAAAAATTCCTCGGAGTTGACGAATAAGCCAGCGCTGGAGAGACTCCATGCTGATGGTGATGTGCGCGCCCGTGCGCTTGTGAGTAACCAGGATGCCGTCGGCGGCTTTGGCCAGGGTCACGTCGGGCAGGTCGATTTCTTGTTTCATGCGCTGATTCTGGGTAAATATTTTCACGTCGTCCAATTAATTTCAGCTATCAGATATGACTTACACGATTAAAAATTCCAATTAGACGATGCTGCATTCAAGGTCAATAATTCATCCATCGCAACGAAATGCATCAGCAGATTGAAGCGGTGGGGCCAATCCATCGAGAGCAGCCCGTCATGGTCTTTAAAAAATCAACCCCTGCAGTTCGCTACCAAGACGACAGCAGGCGCGCATTCCCGGCGTGAGAGGGAATTGACGTGGTGCTACCGAAGAGCAGCAAAGCACTGGAACGTGACTGCCCCGCGTGGGGATTGGAAGTCGCGTGGAAACGGCACTGATACAGATCAGCACAGCGCGGGCCAGTCGCGCAGCCGGAACCCTTCGGGGGATATGTCGGCAAGGGCCTTCAACCGAGGGCCGATACCAAAACCTTGCGGGTCAGGGTTTTGGCATGTGACCCGCCTTGATGGGACATGCAAGGCATCGCAAAGCACCGATGCGCGGCAAGCGCCTTCTATGAGGGTGTTTGTCGAGTCTCAGTGAGGCTCAGTGCACCGGAGCGCATTCATTTGCATCGCAAGGCGTGGCATTGAAGTGCAACGTATAGGAAAGCAAAGCGGTAAGCCACTGGCGACGGTGGTTTATCGAAGTGTTTTCACTTCAACGCAAGGTATCGCAGTGAGATTCAGTGCAGCGTATGGAACGGCAAGAAAGTGCATAGCAATGCAA